GGCGTGGCGGGACATCCTGCCGGTGACGTTGAACGCCATCGAGCGCGACGGCGATGGGGAGACCTCGACGGATGTGCTGCCGACCGGCTTCGCCGACCTGGACCGGCTCCTCGGTGGCGGTCTGCGGACCAGCCAATTGGTGCTGGTGGCCGGACGACCTGGCATGGGAAAAAGTGTGGCAGCCTCCGGCGACCTCGTGGCCGCAACCGCGTTCAGCTTCCGCGGGAGCGGCAGGCAACCGACCGTGGCGTTCTCCCTGGAGATGGCCCAGGACGAAATCGCCCGGCGGCTGATCTCGGCCGGCGCCCGGGTGCCGCTCGACTCGGTCCGCACCGGAAACCTCGACGATCAGGACTGGTCCCGCATCGCGCGGATGGCCGGCGACACCGAGGACGCCCCGCTGTGGATCGACACCGCCCCCGGGTTGACGGTGGCTGACATCCGGGCACGCTGCCGGCGGATCAAACGCCAGCACGGCCTGAAGTTGGTGGTGGTCGACTACCTCCAACTGGTGACCGCAGCGAAGGGCACCGGCCGGGAGACGACCCAGGAGCAGACCGGGCAGATCAGCCGGTCGCTCAAGTTGCTGGCGAAAGAACTCGACGTGGTGATGGTGGCCGTCTGCCAGTTGAACCGCGGCCCGGAGCAGCGCGCCGACAAGCGGCCATCGCTGGCGGACCTTCGCGGTTCGGGAGCGTTGGAGCAGGACGCCGACATTGTGATCCTGCTGCACCGAGACGACTACTACGACAAGGAATCCCCCCGGGCGGGGGAGGCGGATTTCCTGGTGGAGAAGCACCGCAACGGGGCGACCGACACGATCACCGTGGCCGCCCAACTGCACCTGTCCCGCTTCGTTGACATGGCCATCGTTTAGGAGCGCCGCATGACCACGTTCACCTTCCTCGCCGACCGGGAGCCGCGTCTTACCGCCCTCGCCCGGCTGGTCACCATCGCAGCCGAGAACATCCGCCCCGACGACCGCAACTGGTGCGCCGCCGCGTTCTGGGCGTCCACAGTGAAGCCCCTGTTGCTGCCGCTGGTCGGCTGGGAGCGGGGGAAGGCCCCGGAGAATGCGGCCGACCCACCGGAGCTTCACGCCGATCCCTGGACGTTCCTGGACGTGCGCGGCGCCCTGGGAGTGTTGGAGGGGGAGCACCGGTGGACCCGCCCAGTGTCGACGGTGGCGGAGGAGACCCTGCGGTCGTCGCGGGCGTTCGAGGTTGCCGTGGCCCACCTGTACGGCCTGCTCCCGGCGTGCCGCGAGTGCGAGTGCCTTCGCACCGAGGACGTGGCCGCATGACCCGGGTCGGCGCGACCGTTGACGATCCGGCCGCCACCGTTCCTCCGCCCCGAAGGTTCCGCCCGTCCGCAGGCCGACGACCACAACACCCTCTTCGACTACGACCGGAGTGCTGCATGATTTCCTTCGCCGATCCTTTCGCTCACGTCCCCCTTCCCCCGTCTCGTGCCGACCGGTACGCCGACCTGGTCCGTCAACTGGCGCAGGGGGTCAACGTCCACCGTCTGGCGTGTGTCGCCGCCGGGCTGGAACCGGAGGATCACGACATCGCCCTGTGGTCGCTTCTGGAGTCCCTGCGTCTGCCGGACGGCCCGAGCGACGACGGAGCCGGGATCAAGGGCCCAACGCTCGCTGAGGTGCTTTGCCGGGGTATTTGGGCCGAGGCGGCGAATGGTGGCGGGCGTGGCTAACACGATCTGGATGACGGTCGCCCTCGCTTCCGCCGCCCTTGGCATCGCCTACACGTTCTTCGGCTTCCGCCTCCTGGACTGGTGGCAAGCCCGCGCCGACCGGCGGGAGCGAAGACGCCTCGGACTCCCCGACGATCCCTGAACCTCCACCCCCCTTTCCGTCGTTGCCCTACAAACCCCTCACCGAAAGGAACCCGAGATGACCGAAGACCAGGACTACCCAGCAACGTGTGAGGTCGCCGTCCGTGACGAGGCATCGGACACCGGCTGGCGCAAGGTGGCGGTGGTTGCCGAGCCGACCCGAACCCCGGGGCTGGTTGTCACCCCGATGCTGCGCAACGGCGGCCTGTCCGGTTCGTGGGCGCTGACCCACGCCGCGAGCGGGCTTGCGATCCCGCTGGGCTGGGACGCCGACGACATCGACCTGGCCCGCCGCACCGCCGATGCGCTCGGTGCGACGCCAGTCGACTGGACCGGCGATGTCGACTCGATCCGGATGCAGGTCGCGGAGCACCAGGAGGCCGTCACCGCAGCCCGCCGCACCGCCGAGTACCCGCCTGCGGTACCCGACCGCGACGACGCCGTCCCCGGCGAAGGCCCGGCACCCTACCCCAACACGGAAGCGCAGGCCACTGCCGACGCCATCGCCCGGGGCCTCGTCCGCTCAGTCCAGCACCGGTGCGCCGAAGTCTGGAAACTCATCAAACGGGAGGACGACGACGGCCGCGCCATCTACTTCCAGAACTCGGCGGCGCTGGTCGCCGAATGGGGACTGGCGTCGGTGCTGCGCGCCTTCGCCAAGGCCGACCCGCAGGCCGCCGATCACGCCGCCCGGCAGATCTGGCTGGCCTGGGAGGCTGGCGACACGGTGCACGAACTGACGTACGACTGGGCGCGCGAGTACGGCCTGCCCGAGGTTGCGGTGGAGGTCCAGCCCGGCGCAGGCGAGACGGACGAGGCAGCCGAGGCGCCCGTGGACGGGAGCGGCATCGATGTCTGACCCGTCCACCGAGGCCCGGGACCTGACGGGCGCTTTCCCGGTCACCGCAGTCCCCGACGTGCCCTACGTCATCGGCATCGCCCGCGACCTTGGCGGGCTGCATGCGGTTCCCCGCGACCATGCCGTCCGAGCGGCCGGACAGGCGGGCGACGACTCCCCTTGGCCGTACGTCGGCGCAGAGTGCGGCCTCGCTGTGATCGTCGCCCGGAAGTGGGGCGAGTTCCGGCGCGGCAACGAGCACCTGGCCACACATCGGGTGTGTCCCCGCTGCGCCTGGGTAGTGGCACTCGACCAGGACCGCACCGACGAGGAACTGGCGGCGCTCGCGCCAACCCCCACCGAGGAAACGGCCTACCGGCGACTCGGGGCAGATCCGACGCTGCTCCTGCGCATCTGCCGCGTGATCCTCGACCAGCGGCGACAGGAGAAGGACTACGACGCGGACAGCCCCCGCTGGGCACAGCTGCTCGGCTACATCTGCGCGCACCAGCCGGAAATGCTGGTCTCGGAGGACTGCGCGGAGGGTGGCTGCGACCACGGCGACGAGGTGGAGTGCCTCACCGCCTCGTTTACGGTGGCCTGTTCCGCCTGCTCGCTTCAGGCCGGGTCGTGGGCGGGCGAGTGGCAGGGCCAGTACGAACGCATCCTCTCGGCGCCATGCTCGGTGCTGCTGGCCATGGCTACGGAGTTCGATGTCGCAGAGGTGCCGGCGTGACCTCCCGATTCCACATCCCTACCCGAACCGTTACCTTCCCGACCCCTCGCTAGGAGCACCGCATGACCACCGGAACCCTGTCTCTCGACCTACCCCGCAGCCACTACCGCGACCCGAAGAACCTGCCCGGCTTCGGAACCTTCTACAGCGTCAAGGTGTGCTACGTCGGTGACGACGCGGAGTTCCTACTCGCGCTTGGCCATCACGAGCCGCGCCGGGTGATCGCCGCCTTCAACAAGGCCGCCCGCCACTGCGGCTTCGAGGACATCTACGACGGGCAGCGGAAACCGGGCGTGGTTGTCGCCGACGAGTTGGAACGCCGTTGGGCGTGGGTGTACTGGGAGGTTCCCCACGCCGACCCGGAGGACTGGCTGATCCGCTGGGATGCCCCACAGCACGACTACTACTCGTTCCCGGTCACCGTATGGAGGGCCTGATGAGCACCGAAGAGAAGACCGCTGAGACGGAGCCGAGGTCCTTCGCGCGCATCCTCGCCGAGGCCCTACCCGAGCATACCCACGTCTCCATGCCGCTGCTCGGCATGGGGCAGGCGACGTGGACGTGGAGCACCCCGGCGGGTGTCTGGTCGGTCCATCTCGACGGTTTCCTCGCGTCCGGGTACACCCTGACCGGACCGGGCGGCAAGTGGACTGTTGCCGTGGCCCGGGTGTTGCCGGTGCTGCGGGCGTTGGGTGCGATCCCAGCCGTTCCCGAGGAGGCGCAGTGATGGCCGAACCGCTGGACCTGGCGCCGATCAAGGCTCGGTACATCGAGTCCAGCGCCGCCGTGGACTGGGTGTCCAGCGACCCATGGGAGGTCATCGCCGACGTTCCGGCGCTGGTTGCCGAGGTCGAGCGGCTGCGTGCCACCTTGGAGCGGGAACGCACCGAGCACGCGCAGTGGGCGTTCGACGCCGGTCGCGCGACGGGCGAGTACCTCCGCAATCTGCAGGAGCGCTCCGGTGGTGCCGCATGAAGCCCCGTTCCTGCCCGTCGTGCCGCTCGATCGGGGAACCCCGGATCGTCGACAGGACCCTCGGCGGCAATGAGCCGATCCGTTGTCAGGACTTGTGGCACGTCGAGGTCCGCGAGCCGGGCGACCCGAAGCCGGTGTTCGTCCTCAAGGGCCAGGACGTGCTCGCCCCGGGCATCGTCGACGCCTACCGCCGCGAATGCGTCCGGCATGGACTCGACGAGCAGGCGGCTCAGGTCGAACTCGCCTTCCGTGAGATGGCCGAATGGCAGGCGCGCCACCCCGAACGGGTGAAGCTGCCTGACCACAAGCACGTCCCCGCCCCAGGAGGCGACGTGACCGACACCCCGGACCTGCGCACCCTGGCCGCCGAGGCGATCCGCCACGGCAGGGTTCGTCCGCCGGGTGAGCTTGCTCGACGCGAGGACCAGTTTGCCATCGCCGACGCCGTCCTCGCCGCCGTGCTGCCCGCCCACCGCCGGCAGGTCGCCGAAGAGATCGCTTGGGACATCGCAGGAGCGCGGCCACAACTGGCGGTTGGACCGGACTCGTCGGTACCGCTGCCCGGCGGATATCTGCTGATCGAGCGCGCGGCCGAGATTGCCGGTCATCACGCCGCAACCACCACCCCACCGACCGCCCTGAGCGCTCGCGTGCCAGCCGAACCCGCCCCGGCGGTAGGACGGGAGGCACCGAAGCGGGAGGGACGGGCTCAGTGCCGCCACTGTGGCCCCGGCTACCGGTACGGCGACGAAGGCTGCCGGCACACACCCGAGGGCGCCGGAGAACAGTTCACGTCAGATGCGTTCGCGCCCCGGCCCGACGAGGCGCCGTGGGTTGCCGGTCATCTCCGTCCGACCGAGCCCCCGGTTCACCTGTTCCGGCGGCACGGCGAACATGAGATCCCGATCGGATCAATGCTCTCCCCGGAGTTGGCCGCCCAGGTGGTCGCCGAGCACCGGTACTGCACCGAGGTCCGGGCGATGCTCGCCGGTGCTGAGCAGCGGCTGGCCGAGCGTGGCCCCGACGGGCAGGCCGACGACACCGACGCGCTGGCGGCCCGGCTGGGGTACGTGCCGGCCGCCGAGGTGGAGGCCGCGCGTGCCGGAACCCGGACCGCCCTCGATGAATTGGCCCGCACGGGCGCTGCGCTGAACCGCGCCCTCGCCCGTGTGGAGGAGTTGGCCGAGGTGATGACCCGGTTGAGGTGGCTGCGCGACCTGTGGTATCACCGACCCGGCCACACCGAGAACGCCGACGCGCTCGACGAGATCCTGGATGCGGCCACCGTCCAGTTGGACGCCGGGTTGCAGCCGTCGGCGACACCGAGTGACGCCAAGTCGGCCGAACGTACCCCCGACGTTGAGGCTGCCGACGCTGTGTCACTTCCCCCAAACACCGGCCCAAAGGCAGGCGACAATGGCTGACGAGTCGCTGACCGGCGTCGAGTTGGCGCTGTACGAACACTTCCGCTACCTCGGGTGCCCGAGCGTGGTCGATCCGGTGGACACCGAGGACTGTGCCGGCATGGCGGTCGAGGTGGTGCGGTTCATGCGCGCCGCCGGCTGGGTGCCGCTGGCCGAGGTGCTGGACGCCCTACGCGACGAGGAGGCATTCCCCAGTTGGCGCCGGGCGCTGACCGGGCCGCGCCCCGAGTACCCGTCGTCCACGGTCCGGCACCACCTGGCCGACTACCTCGCCGAGTGGTTCCCCACCGTGCCGCAGGGTGCCGACGAGAGGAACGGGCATGGGTGACATCGACCACCTCGCCGAGATCTGTGACGACCCAGATGACCAGGACAGCGACTACGGGCGCGGCTGCCGGAACGGCTACGCCGCCGGGTACCGGGCCGCGAGCCAACCGACGAGCAACCAGCCCGTCGCAGGCAAACTCGTGGAACTCCAGCTCGTCACGGAGGCCAGCGATGAGCAGTGACCAGATCCCCGAGCAGGTGTTCCTCGATGCGGCGAAGGCCCACGTCGAGGTGCTGTTCTCGCACCGACCGCTCTTGTCCGACGCCACCCTGAAGCAGTCGAAGCGCCTCGGCTTCCGCGCCGCTGTCGAGTCGGCGTACCGCGCCGGGCAGGCCGCCGCACCGGACTGGGCCGACTTCTGGTTCAAGGTCGCCGTCAACACCGCGACCCGCTACGACGTGCCCTGCCCGCGCTGCACTCACCCGACGAAGGCGCACTGGCCAGACGACGAGCGAGGCCAGCCCGGCTGCCACCGGCCCGACTGCCTGTGTTCTTGGACGCCACAGGAACTACTGATCGCCGCCGACGCGGTTGCACGGGAAGTCCGTCACGTCGCCGAATTCATGAGCGGCTACATGTCGCCTTGTTGCCTCAATGGTATGGATGGCTGCGACGACCGGGCCTGCATCTGCCGTTGCCACGAGGAGGCCGAGGCCGTGCCGGACGTGCCGCGCACCTGGGCGCTACCCGACGAACCCGGACCGGAGGTTCGCCGCCTGCGTCCCGTCGAGCGGTACCCGGGAGACAACTCGATCTGGCTCGACCGGGAACCGGACAACACCGGGTGGCGCATCGTCATGCGTGGCCGCACCGGAGAGCCGATGGAATGGGTGCAGGCGTACGGCATCGGTGCTGGCTCGGTATGGGGTGGCCGCCCGCTCACCGACGCCACGCCGGCCGGCGGGCAGGACGTAGACGGCGTGCCCACGCGATTTGCCGCCGCCCCTGATGACGGCGACCGGGAGTCATGGTGACCAGCGACGCCCACGCCGCCGCCCGCACCCGGCTCGCCGAGCTGGTTCGCGCAATCGACCCCTGTGGCCACGTACCGATGTTGGCCTGCTCGCGCTGTGTCGCCGACGCGATCCTGTCCGCGCCTGGCGTCGAGGTCAGCGAGCAGCGCCAAGCCGTCGCCACGTCGGGCTTCACGTTCGATGTCGCACCAGACAGCGAGTACGCCACTCACTCGCAGGTGGTGATCCGGCTGCCCGCTCAGCCGATCGAGGAGGGGGACGTGAGCACCAAGCGCCGGCTACCGGCGACGGTCGGCCCCGAGGCCGACGAAACCCGGCCGGTCTGCGCCTACAGTCAACGCCACGGGCAGCCTGCCTGCGGTGAACCGGCCACCCGGCACGTCGTCACCGACAGCGCGCACTACGGGCTGGTTGGGCTTGCGTCCTGCGACGAGCACGTGGAGATCGCCCGCCGGGCCGGGGCGCTCATCGAGGAGCACCCGTACGCCACCGCCGCCTGCATGAGCGGCGAGGCAGCCGACCCGCCCGGGGACGGCGACCGATCCGACGCTTGATCGTTAGGCCATCGTCCGGGGTACGGCAACGGCCCGGGGCCACCCCTCGACCCCCGGGCCGTCTCACCGCTTCCAGCGCCGACCAGCATAGGACATATGGGACGCGGGGGGATCACGACATGCCGGGTTGCAACTGTGGGTGTCACGTGGGGGGTGCGTTTCGGCCAGCCTGCACGATGAACGGCGGCTGCGGGAGCCACGGGTGCGACGGGTACGGCAACCTGGCCGGCGACGGCCCACCACTGACCTGCCTCCTATGCGGCCGGAAACGCCCGGTCCCGGACCGGGTGTGCGCGACGTGCCGGCAGCGGGTCCAGGAGTGGATCGCCGACGTGCCGTCCCTGTACCGGCGGCTGGATGTGGAACTGGTGCCCGGGCAGGGTGCGGGGGAGAAGGTCAGCACATCCTCCCCGGGTTCCCGGACCGCAGCGACTCTGGCGGCCCTGTCGCTGCGGGGAACCTCCCAACGGTTGGCCCAGCCGGGCTGGCGCCGCCGCCCTGACTGGACCCCGGAGGAGGCGGACCTGAGCATCCCCGAGTGGGTGGGCGGCTGGGCGGGGGCGTGGCGTCGGCGGCATGCCCACCATCGGCCGTCGCTGGTCGACGCGCATCCGGGTGTGGTGCCGGAGTTGCCGCCGGCGCCGCAGCGCCCGAGCGTCCGCGACGGGCAGGGCAAGCCTCTCCCGTGGCCGGAGATCCGAGCGGCCCGGGAGCGGCACGAGGCGGCCCTGCGGGAGTGGCAGGCGGCCCGCGAGCGGGCGGCGGCGGAAGGCGGCCGGGTGGTCCTCGGCCTCGGTGCCGCCCCGAAACCCGCCGACCGTCCCGACGACCCGCAGGAGCAGCGCCTCACCCACCGCTACGGGCAGGCCCTGGAGGGGTTCGCGCTGGGTACCGGCTGCGGCTACCTCGCCGTCTGGTTTGATCGGGCCTGCGACGACGACGAACGCCACCCGGACATCGGGGGCTTCATCGACGGCCTGCGGTGCCTGGGTGGTGCTGCCCGCGCCGTGCTCGGCGAGGCGGACCGGGGCGACTGGTACTGCGGACGCTGCCCGGCAACGCTGAAGACGCTCGACGACGAGGGCCGGGAAGTCGAGTCGCCGTGCGGGGCGGACCTGTGGAAGGACGCCGACGAGTCCGTGTCGAGGATCTACTGCCGGCGCTGCCACCGTACCGATGTGCACCGCAACCAGTTCCTGCCGCTGCGGGCCGCCCAGTTGGAGATCTGGTCGGAGGAGGAGTTGGTCCGGCCGCGTCTGCGCCGTTCGTCGCTGCCTCGCCCGCCACGGCCAGCGGCGCAGGTTGAGCGGCCCTATGTCGACGTTCCGGCGTGGGTGGTGTGATGGCAGACATGGGAGGCGGCGGCGTGAGCGAGGTCAACTTCCAACTTCTGGCCGAGTTGAGCACCAAACCGCATCCGCTGCTGCACATCGCCGAGGACTTCGAGGCCCAGATCTGCGGCATCCCGATCGCGTGGACCGGCGAGGTGTTCCAGGAGGCCCGCAACTCCCACCACCTCCTCGACATGGCCGGCATCCCGCACGGCAAAGGGTATGAGCGGGATCTCGACGCCCGCACCTGGCGGGCCATCACCCTGATCAGTGACCTTCAGGAGCGCTTGGAGCGGATCGCCGACTGGCACTCCCGGATGTCCGCGCCGGGCGGCATGTTCGACGACTACTGCAACGAGTGCCGCGAACCGTGGCCGTGCGACACCCGCCGGATGGCTGAGGGAACGTACGTGGACGACCCGGAGCCCGACGTGGCCACCGACCCGCGTCCCCCGGACGGGTGACTGACCGCCGTGCCCGTCGTCGGTAACTTGACCCTTGAGCGCCGGAACCCCGGCCAGGAAGAGTCGGCTTCTGGCACTCGGCCAAGTGGCCCGCGTCCCGTCGACGCGGGCCACGGCCGTCCGATTCCTGCGCCGCTTTCGGTCGTTAACCTCCTGTCCCCCCACGCAAGGAGTGCGGCATGGATCCCGACGACGGCGCAGTCTTGGAGGTCGGCGCAGCCCTGCCGGTGTACTCCATCCGTACCACCAACGAGCACCGGTCCGTCGCCGGTGGGGACTCGTGCATCGCGTCGGTCCCGGACGGGATCTACGTCCAGTTGGGTGACGGTCCGCCGGCGGTGAACGTGGCCGTCCTCGGCCGGCTGCTCCGGAAGGTCAGCGAGAAGCTGTCGACCAACCTGGGGGAGATCCTGCACCACGCCGAATGGGTGATCACCGACGATCCGGCGATCGTGGAGGAGCGGGGGATGCACGGCCGCCCCGACTGTACGACGTGCCGCACGGGCGTTGACAAGGCCCTGGCGCACCTCGCCGAGGGTGGGGACCCACTGCTTGGTCGGCATGCTCTACTGGGCAGAACCGTGAGGCGCTGGCTGGGGGAACGGCTGCGTCGTCTCGCCGATCGCCTCGACTACGGCGGCGCCCCGAGGGCGATCGGCTGGTCGTTCACCTTCGAGCGCGGCGAGGGCATCCGGTTCCGCGACGACGGCAAGGGCTGCCGGCTGTGGTACCTCAGCGAAGCCGACTACGACAAGGCGCACACCGAGGCGGACAAACTGCCGGTCCGCATCCCCTGGGGCGATCTGGCCGACTCGGCGAAGCAGGTCCGGCTGGGGGGCGACGAAGGCAATGGAACGTGGGAACCCCGGAAGGTACGGTGAGCCGGTGAGCGACGACGAGATGCGGGCACTCGCGGCGCGCTACTTCGCCGAGAACGACGAGCCGGGCCTACGAAGCGACGGGATGCCAGACGAGGGCATCGACCACCTGCGCCGGCACTATGTGGATGGCGTGATGGCCAGCCCCGAGGCGCAGCGCCAGCTTCGCGAATGGGCAGAGTGGCGCCCGGCGTGAGCGAGTCCGGCTGGTGGCTGTGCCCGAACGACCCGCCCTGCCCGCACGTTGGCGTGGTCCACGACATCGCCGACTGGGACGACCCGAATCAGCCCGCACCGACAATCTTTCTCTGTGACGCCGATCACAGTCGCGGGGGGAAGGGGGTGTGGGTGCACTTTTGACTTCCTCCCCACGGCTAAAGCCGGGGGTCTCCTGGGAGCTGACCGATGAGCCCACGACAAGAGGTTGAGGCTGTACAACCTCCGCGCGGTCGGAGTCGTCAGGCCGCAACCGTCCTCGGGCTGACGGGCCGGCACGCCTCTACCCCACAGCCCCGGCACTTCACGGCGGCGAACGTCAGCCCCCGCCCTTCGGTGATCGGGTCCCCGTCGGCGCTCTCCCCGCACGAGCATTCGGCGACGGACACCCCGGCGGCGACGAGTGCGTTCCAGATCTTGATGTCCACGGCGCCGTCGGTGAGGACGCCACGCACGAGGCGGATCGCCATGGTCCTCCTCCCCGGATTTCGCTGGCCGTTGAAATCGATGGTGACAGGTAGGCGATGTCCTACGCAAGGGTGATCCGGTGAACGGCTGTCGATCTAGCTGGTTACGGTGATCGATCCGCCACCCCGAGCCTCACATAATTCCCCTTATGTGTGCGGCGCGGCACAATCGACGGACGCCACTCGACGCCTACCCTCGGGCCTATGACCGATCTCGATCTCGGGAGAACCGCGCTAGCTCCAGTCATCCACGGGGAGATCGTTGACCCGGTCGCCGCGGTCGAGGGCGATGACCTCCAGTCGCTCACCGCCGCGTGGCTCCTGTCATTCCGGGAATCAGCCGACACCCGTGGCGCCTACCGCCGCGACATCACCGCGTGGCTCGCCTGGTGCGCCGAACGCCAACCGCCACTGGACCCGCTCACCGCCCGGCGCCCCCACGTCGATGCGTTCGCCGCGATGCTCGCCAACCTCCCCAACCCCCGAACCGGCCGCCCGCTCTCCCCGGCGAGTCTTGCGCGGCGCCTGTCGGTCGTCTCGTCGTGGTACGGCTACCTGCTCGACGCGGGGAAGGTCACCGCGAACCCGTGCGGGCGAGTCCGGCGCCCGCGAGTGGATAAGGACCACACGACCACCATCGGGCTGAACGCCGACGAAGCAACCGCGCTGCGGGAAGCGGCGAGGAAGGACCGTTTCCTCGGCCCGGCCTGCGGGGCGGCTCTTGCCGGGTTCCTCGTCGAGATCGGCGCCCGGGTGTCGGAGATCTGCGCCCTCGATGTTGAGCACCTTGGCCACGACTCGGGGCACCGCACGGCCGCTCTTCAGATGAAAGGCGGGAAGGTCCGTACCCGGGCGGTTCCCCCGGATTTGGCCGCCGCGCTGGCCGCATACGTCGGCGACCGGACGACCGGTCCGCTGTTCCTTGACGAGGACGGGCGACGGATCAACCGCTTCCAGGTGGCCGCCTTCGTGCGCCGCTCGGCGAAAGCGGCTGGCATCAACTCCTGGGCGAGGATCACCCCGCACTCGTTCCGGCATGCCTGGGCAACCATCGCCCGGGAACGCGGCGCGCCGCTGGAGGAGCGGCAGTACGCCCTAGGCCATGCCGACCCGCGCACCACCCAGCGCTACGACCGTGCCCGCGCATCCCTCGACCGCGACCCGTCCTACCTCGTGGCTGCCGCCACCGCCGGGGTGGATCGTGACTGACGTATTTTACTGGCGGCCCGCCCCGGAGCATCCGGCATGCTGGGAGTGGCCAATCAGCGATGGCGTCCGTGCCGCAGCCGCAGCCGCCACCGACTTCACGGGAGACTCCGTCCTCGCCGAATGGCAAGCCGGCCGATGTGCAGTGTGCGCGGACACCTTGGAGGTCCTTGACCACGACCACCAGACGGGCAGTATCCGAGGGTGGCTGTGTCGCTCATGTAACAACCGAGAGTGGCGGTGGCGGACTGGCGTCTTCCAGGAGTACCGCGAGCGCTCACCGGCGGTGATTCTCGGGATCGTGGCGCGGTACTGGTCGCCGCTAACCGGGTGGGCTGAGCCGACGCCCCCGGTGGAGTACGACATGTGGCGCGACAACCCCATGAGAGGAATCGGACTGTGACAACAGCCTTTGGCGAGGTGCGGACAGCATCCAGCGATGGTGGATCAATACCCAACGGGGGTCGTCCACCTGTCTGCGACCTCGACGGCAACCGCCTGGCGGCCACACTGATTCAAATGGTCGCGGTGTCCGCACTCCTGGGGCACGAGCGGCCCGGATATACCGCGCTTGACTATTGCGGAGGCGTCACGACGCCCGAGGCTCGGTTCGTCCGGGACATCCTAATCAGGTCAACCGACGAGATCTGTTTGCGTTGGATGGGTGACAGTTTCCAGGCGGCGTCTCTGGCGGCGAATGCTCTCGCTGGCCTGTTTGCTCACGATCGCGACGAGTCGGACGTCGGACCAACCGGTCGTGAACCGCAGCCATGACGAGCAGCGACGCGACGAGGATGAGCGCGTCCCATCCGATGGCGATGTGGTTGTGTTCCAGCCAGCCAGCCAAAACCCATCCGGCAACGAAGCAGCCGAGGCCGAAGTAGAACATGCGCGTCACCTGGTCATTGTGTCAGACGGTAGAACCTGGCTCCCGGAGTGGCCGCATTCCCGCTCGTCAGACGCCTTGATCCACGCCAGAGCCTCTGCCGCGGCCGCCTCGCCGGACGGTGCCCCGGTATACCCCCGAGCCGTTCTGGCGGCTCAGCGGCGACCCGTTGGTCGGCTGGCCTCCGACGAGCTCCGGAAGATCGGGACATATGGGGACGGAACGGGGCGGGGTTAGGGTGCCCCTCACGCATCTAGCGTGAGGGGAGGTGAAACGTGAAGACCCTCTTCGGGGAGGTGGGTCGGACGATCCGGTACGCGCTGGCTGGCAACTCCCGGACCGTCCGACTCTGCGTCATCGTCGTTGTGGCTGTGTCCGTCTACATCGTGGCGACGCGCATCTGATCACTGTAGAGCCTGCGGCGGTCGGCGTAGTCCGCTGGCCGCCGCGGCGCCTTCCCTGGTTCTCCGCCGCCGCCCGCTAGCCTGATCCCGTGGCAGATACCGACCGTTGGGAAGGGCTCGGGGTTCCCCCGGGCATGTTGAAGCCTGGCCTGGCCGTCATGGTGGCGGTAGGTCGCGCTGCGGCGGTGGAGGACGACTCCCCGTCGGTGATCTGCCTTGCCGAGGTGGTGGGTCGGGCCCCCGAGGGTGGTCCGTTCCTGCCGGCTCCCGGTGGCTTGTGGCTGCTGGACGTGCACGTCGCCCCGGGGACGGTCCTGTACGGGCAGACGTACCGGGCCGGTGAGATCCTGGGCGTGCCCGCGCTGGGGCTGGCGATGCCGGACCCCGCCGTCTCATAGTGTTTGACACTATCCGCCTAGCGGGTGTAGTGTTATACACATGACGAAGACCTGGGCCACCACCGACAACATTCAGATCGTCCACACCGGCACCATTCACATCGTGCCGACGTTCTCCAACACCGCGCTCTGTGGTGCGCTCATCCACGGCAAGATCCGGCCTTCGGCCCGGCCCTCCAACTGCGCTGACTGCCAGGGGGCCGCACGATGAGCGCGGCACCGTTCAGTCCTGAGGCGCATCGGATCTACAGCCGATGGGTACGTGAGGGCGACCGGAGTTCCAAGGCCGTCATGTACGCGATCCGCGAGGCGTTCTGTGCTGGTGTCGATGTCGGGCGCGCAAGCCCAATGACTGAACTTGCTCAGTGGATCGTGGATGACGCCGCTGATGCGGACGAGCAGGTGCGGGAGTACGCCGCGTCGGTGGCTGGCCGGATTCGTGACAAGGTCGGGCGGGGCACCTGATGCCCCGCCCGGGGCCTCGGCGCCCCCTCGTTGCCATCAAACTCGCCCAGGACGGCATCGACTGGATCGACCAGCGCGCCACGACTGAGGACGTGAACCGCTCGGAGATGATCCGACGGATGCTCGCCTACGCGCAGCGGAACATGCCGAAGGGCTGGAAGTCAGCCTGACCGCCTGCGCCCGGCTCCAGTCGGTGCCACGATCGGAAGATGATCGTGCTGCCGATCGACCCCGCCCGCAACTACGCGCTGATGGACGCCGAAGCGCTGCTGCGCTACCACGACCTGGCGGTGTCCGAAGCCACGGTCCGCCGCTACTGCCCGGCCGCCGAGTACGACCGGGCGACGGGGCGGCCGCTGTACGACAACCTGCTCGCCCTGGACCTCCTGGCCGGGATTCAGGCGAGGCCCTACCGAACCGGGAAAAAACTGGGCAAGAGGGACCGGCGTGTCGCTTGACCCTGACCCCAGATGAGCAAGGCTGCCTAGCGTGGACCGTTCTGCGCCCGCTGGCATCGAATGCGCCGGTTCACACCTCCCGGATGGTCCGGGCTAGCTGGCTGGCGTAGTTCTCGCGTCTTGTACCCATGCTCGCCGCGAGCCCCCCTGGCTGGCCCGGACCCTCCCAACGTGCGCGGCTGGAACCTCGCCGTCCGGCCGCGCACCCACAACCCCCCGGGAGGGCGGATGCCCCGGGTCCGCCACCCGCTGACCAGCCCCCGGGTCTGGTTCTGGGTGCATGCCATCGGCGCCGTCGTCTGGGCCGGACTGTGCATACCGGGAATGACCGCGTGGCGTTCCTCGGTGCCGTTTTTGGTTTTTGTCTCCTTGTACGCGATCGTGCTGGAGCATGCCGTCGGGGCTGTCGCGGCCCTGGGTGGCCGCAAGGCCGACTCCTCTGACCCTCTCTAGGTCGGGTGGCTGCCGCAATCGCTGACCTGACCCCCTGCCGCCTCCTTGGCGGTCACCGACCCCCGACCGCCGAGGAGGCCCTTCGCCATGACCACCCTGTACACGGCCGTCACCGGCGACCCGACCGGCCCCGTCTGCACGGGCGTCGCCGTCGCTTCGGGGGACACCATCAACGCCAACGATGTCGCCAACGGCGCGGTCCTGATCGTGACTGCGGCCGCGACGCCGACCACGGTGACGATCGTCGATCCGGGGCATACACCCGCTGGGACCTTGGCCGCCGCCCAGACCGGCGTGACCGTCGGGGCGAACACGTCCCGCGCGTTCGGCAAACTCGGCAACTTCGTCGACTCGACGAACAAGGTCACCGTCAACTACTCGGCGACGACCAGCGTCACCGCGATGCTGGTGGTCTGAGCCGAAGGGCATCCGCAGGGGGGATGAGGTCGCCCGCCGGTCGGCCGTGTTGAGGGGCATCGACCGGCCGGCGGGTGATCCCCAACCGCACGCGAGAGGACGTGACCGGGCATGGGCCAGTGGTCGATGCACATCGAGGGCGGCGGCATCCACGACAACGGACGGCCGGACGACGCCGACGCGATGCTGAAGGGCTTCGTGGAGGAACTGGCCAAGTACCACTCGGTCAACGCGGTGACGTTCACGGTCGGCCAGACCCGGGAGTTGGTGCACCCGGCAACGCTCGACCCGGACGCCGAGGCGTTTAGCCTTGAGGCGCTGCCCAACGAGCTCTTCTACCGCTACCGGAAGCACTGACCCGCCTTCGCTTGAACCGCTGATCGGGGGGCTCCGTGGTGGCGATCACAACGGTGATCTACGCCGACGAACTTCCCGGCGCCGGTCGCTTGGGGCGGCACGTCGAACACGACCCCCGTTCCCGCGCGTTCGCGGTCGAGGCGGCCGTACCTGCCTACGTCCCCGGCCCGATCCTCTGGCCCCGCTACTCGCCGATTCTGGACCAGGGGTCGGTCGGCAGCTGCACCGGGAATGCCATGGCGGGCTGGCTTGGCTGCGCCCCGCACTGCCAGAGCACCACCGACGCGCCCCGCTACGACGAGGCGATGGCGGTCAAGCTGTACGAGTTGGCCACGAGGTACGACCGGATCCCCGGCTACTACCTTCCCGGCGATCCGGCGTCCGTCGATTCCGGCAGCACGGGCGTCGCGGTCGCGAAGGCGGCGAAGCGGACCGGGCTCATCTCCTCCTACGGGTGGGCGTTCACGACCTGGGGGCTGCTGCACGCCCTACAAGCGTCGCCGGTTCTGGTCGGCAGCGTGTGGACATCATCGATGGACCATCCCGACCGGGACGGCTACGTCCACCCCGACGGGGACATCCGAGGTGGGCATGAGTACCTGGTGCGCGGCTACGAGCCGGGGGTCGGCGGCCAGGAGGGCTACCTGACTGCGGATAACTCGTGGTCGGACCGGTGGGGCGTGAGTGGATCATTCCGGCTGCGCCTGTCAGACTGGGAGACGCTACGCGCCCAGCAGGCCGACGTGACGGTCCCGAAGGTCTAGCCGAGGAACACCAACTCCCGGGTGCCCCCGGTCGGATCCTCGACCAGCACCCGCCCACCCTGGCTGCGGGTGTCGCTGACCCACTTCTGCAGCGCCACGGCCCGCCGCAACTGTTCGGTGACCGAGGTCCCCTGCTCGTCGGCGAGTTCCTTCAGGGCGTCGACGACCTGCTCGGACAGGCTGACGGTGAGCTTGACGGGCATGAGGGGCGTCCCTTCCAAGGGTGCGGATACCGGCTGAATGCCATACCCGAGACGGGTGAAAGCCGGGGGTGCGTGGTGCTCGACGCCCTCCTGTCTGCCCCAACCTCCGCCGTCGTCTCCCACGTCCACGACGGCGACTCCCTGGCCGTCTCCCTCGACCTGGCAACGAAGCCGCTGCTCGGCGTGGCGCTGTGGGCGCATGACGTACCGATCCGGCTGGCCGGCTGCAACGCCCGCGAGCTCGCCCAGCCGGGTGGTCCGGAGGCCCGCGACAACCTCGCAGCCCTACTCCCTGCCGGGACTGCGGTGACGGTGACGGTGCTGCACGCCGACAAGTACGACCCGCGCCGCGACGCCCGGATCACCCTGCCCGACGGGACCGACCTGGTGGCGCGGCTGATCGCCGAGCAGTGGCTGGCACCGTGGAGCGGGAGCGGGCCGAAGCCGGTACCGCCGTGGCCACGACCGGAAGGGACCGCGCTGTGACCGCCGACCTTGACCGCGCCTGCCCCCACGAGCACTTCGAGGCGTTCGTCGATGTCGGCCGGATCACCCGCTCCGACGACGACCCGACCGTCATCGGCTACGCCATCACCGTCCGGGCCTGAACGGGCCATGTCGCGTCGCAGGGGACGGCCACCCGGCCCGGATGTGACCGTTTCCTACGCTGCCGCCGAGTGGCTGCTGGACACCGCCTGTGGGCTGATCACCTCCGTTGACGGCGGCTGGGAGTCGCAGACCCCCGAGTGGCAGGACGCCGCCCGCAGGTGGCGGGACGCCTACGTGACGCACGTCGAGGCCCGGGACGGCGCTCCCCGTTCCGTCAACCCATCGGACCCAGCGGCATGAGCGAACCCATCGGACCTAGGTCGAAGTGCAAGGCCAGGAAGCGCAACGGCCAGCCGTGCGGCAAGTGGCCCCGCCACGGCCAGCAGGTGTGCGAGTCTCACGGCGGCAACTCGCCTCGCGCCCTGGCTGCCGCCGAACGGCGGCTTCAGGACGAGGCGGCGGAGCAGGCGGTACAGACCTACGGCCTTCCCGTCGATGTGTCCCCTACGGAGGCTCTTCTCGACGAGGTGAAGTGGACCGCCGGGCATGTGGCGTGGCTACGCCAGCAGGTCCAGGCCATCGAACGTGATGCGCTGGTCTGGGGGAAGACGGAAGAGGTCGACAAGGGCGCCGGGGAGTTCGTCGGGGTTGACGTGACCCATGCTGCGGCGCCGAACGTGTGGCTGGACCTGTACTACAAAGAACGCCGGCACCTGCTCGACGTGTGCAAGGCGGCCATCCAGGCTGGCGTGGAGGAACGCCGGGTGCGGCTGGCCGAGCAACAGGGCCAACTACTCGCCTCGGTGATCCGGGCCATCCTCGACGACCTCGGCCTGTCTGCGGAGCAGCAGGCGAAGGTTGCGACGGTGGTCCCTCGGCACCTGAGGGCGGTGGCGGCATGACCGGGACGTTGTCCGCGTGGGAGGCTGCGGCACGCCTATTCGAGCCGACTGGCCCCCGGGTGTCGCAGTGGCCGACACCGGGTGACCTTGCCAGGGCGCTCGACCCGCGTACCGTCCAGACGCCAGCCCTTGGCCTGATCGATGCGGCGCTGATTGACGTGGCCGAGGGCCGCTGCGAACGGTTAATGATCTCCCTGGCGCCTCAGGAGGGAAAAGCCAGCGCACCTCCCGGCGTTTCCCGGAGTGGGTGCTGCACCGCAACCCGGACACCCGCATCGCGATCGTGTCCTACGCCCACACCGTCGCCCGCCGGTGGGGCCGGTTCATCCGCGACGACATCATGCTGCACGGCGACCGTCTCGGCCTGTCGGTCAACCCCGACTCGGCGGCGGCGAACGAGTGGGAGATCGCCAGCCGTCAGGGTGGCGTGTACTGCGTCGGGATCCGTGGCTCGCTCACGTCCCGCCCCGTCGACCTGCTGATCATCGACGACCCGTACAAGGACCGTGAGGCGGCCGAATCCCCGGCGTGGCGGGAAACCGTCGAGGACTTCTACACCGATGTGGCGATCCCCCGACTCGGCCCCGGTGTCGCCGTGGTGATCATCCAGACGCGCTGGACGCATGACGACCTGACCGGCTGGCGGCTGAAGGAAGACGGCCCCGACCATTGGCGGGTCATCAACATCCCGGCCCAGGCCGACCACCGCCCCGAGAAGGGCGAGACGGACCCGCTGGGCCGGCAGCCCGGCGAGTACATGCAGTCCACCCGCGGCCGTACCGTCGTCGACTGGGAGAAGAAGAAGAAGGAAGTCGGCGCCGAGTCGTGGACGGCCCTGTTTCAGGGCAAGCCCAACCCGGTCGCCGGCAACATCTTCCAACGCGAGTGGTGGCGCTACTACGACACACCGCAGTGGACGGAACGCGACGAGGGTACCCGGATCGCGGTCGGTTTCGATGAGCTGATCGCCTCGTGGGATATGACCTTCAAGGACTCTGCCGGGACAGACTTCGTGTGCGGGCAGGTGTGGGGCCGCCGTGGCGTGCAGGCGTACCTGCTTGACCAGGTGCACGACCGGATGGACTTCGTCACCACCTGCCTGAAGGTCCGTACGCTTTCGGCCCGCTGGCCGCAGGCTGCCGCGAAACTCGTTGAGGACAAGGCCAACGGCCCAGCCGTCGTCAACGCCCTGCGGCGCACCGTCGCCGGGCTGATCCCGGTCGAGCCGGACGGGTCGAAGAAGGCCCGTGCCGCAGCCGTGTCGCCGTTCGTCCAGGCCGGCAACGTGTTCTTGCCGGCCCCCGAACTGGCCCCGTGGGTCGGCGAGGTTGTGGAGGAATGCGCAGGTTTCCCCTTCTCGGCGAACGATGACCGGGTGGACGCCATGTCGCAGGCGTTGAACCGGCTGCTACTCAACCCGCTGCTGCTCGACGACCGGGTCCTCGAAGAGGAAGACACCGAGGACGAGGCGCTGATCAGCCTGTACTGAACGGAGCGCCTGTGGTTGACCAGCAGCCGTCGGTCGGCCGCGTCGTGCACTATGTCTCGTTCGGAACCCCGGGTGGCGAGTTCAGGTCAGAGTGCCGCGCAGCCATCGTGACCGAGGTCGAGCTTGGCGTGCCGCGCAGTCTCGGCGGCGAGCGCGTTGTCCTGGCGGTACTGAACCCGACGGGCATCTTCCTGCATTCGCTCGCGGCCGGTGGCTGCCGGTACGACGAGGGTGCAGAGGAGCCCGAATCACCCGACTGCCTGAACCCGGAGATCCACGGCAACCCCATGCGCTACCGGGATGCGGGCCAGTGCTCCGCCCTTGAGGGCGGGGGTGAAGGCCCGCGCTGGGAGGGCCGCCAAGGGCCCGAGCAGTGCCCTTGACTGTGGTACCGTCCGGCCGGGCTCCAGCGATAACCAAGCTGGAGCCCGACGCACCAAACGTCGCCGCAGGGCTTGCGGAGACGGAAAACGCCTGCGGAGTAGACGTAAGACCTGGGCTTGCCCGGGCGGACTGCGATGAACCAGGAACCCACCCGGGCGTTGTGCGTTCCACGCGCAGCACGGAGGGAATCCCCGCCGTTCACGGCGGTGGAGGAAGTCAATGCTCCTGCGGATGGCGCGAGGCCAAACTCCACGGCGGCACGTGGCACTGGCCGGAGCGGGTCTGAGCGGCAAGGGGTGGGCGTGGCCGAGCAGGTGGTCTACATCCACACGGCTACGGGTGAGCCGCGTCGGGAGTGGTGCGACCGCTGCCTCACGTCGGCCCGCCTCGTCGTTGACGTGTACGCCCTGATGGACAGCGGCCCGCAGCCCCTCGGCGCCTTCGGTGGCTGTACCCGCTGCGATCCGGACCTGTTCGACTGACGCTGGGGGTGCCGAGTGTCCACCCCTGCCCTCGCTGCCCCGTCGAAGCGCAAGATGCGCGAGGCGGAACTGCGGGAGGATCTGGACCGCGAACGGTCCACAGTGGAATTGCTCCAGGAAAGTCTAGTTGACCTTGAGCGCCAGCTCTTTGACCCAGGCTGGGTGCGACTCACAGCGCTGGCCGAGGTCGAGTTCCGCCCCGAGGGTCTGCGCCAACTTCGGGCGATATGCCGGATATACGCCCTGAAGAGCCCATTGGTGCGCCGGGGGTTGTCCCTTAAGGTCGCATATGTCCATGGCCAGGGGGTCGAGCTCGCCGCCCGCGCCGATGGGCGCAACAGCGGTGAGCAGGACGTCAACGCGGTCATCCAAGCCTTCCTCGACGACCGGGGCAACCGGCGTGCCGTGACGGGTCCGGCCGCGCGGGAGCAGTTGGAGCGGGCACTTGGCCACGACGGGGAAATCTTCGTGGTCCTGTTCACGAAGCCCCTGACGGGCACCGTGCAGGCACGGACGGTGGTTGCCGACGAGATCGCCGACGTGATCTGCAACCCGGACGACGCCACCGAACCGTGGTACTACCACCGCCGCTGGAACGAGATGGCCCTCGACAACCAGACGGGGACCGTGAACCCGACGCTGCGGGAACGGTTCTACCCCGCGGTCGGCTACCGGCCCACGCAGCGGCCGGCGGCGTTCGGCGGGATCCCCATCGCGTGGGACTCCCCGATCGTGCACCTCGCCGTCAACGTGCCGCTGGGCTGGCGCCGTGGGGTACCGGACGTGTATGCCGCGATCGACTGGGCGAAGGCGTACAAGGAGTTCCTGGAGGACTGGGCGAGGCTGGTCAAGTCGCTGTCGCGGTTTGCGTGGAGGTTGACCGCGAAGGGTCAGGCCGCAGGTCAGGCCAGGGCGAAGATAGCCGCTGCGCCGTCGATCGACCCGGCGACCGGGCTGCCGCTGTCGTCGGGGGCGACGGCGATCATGCCGGCCGATGCGTCACTGGAGGCCATCCCCAAGTCCGGTGCCACCATCGACGCCGAATCCGGCCGGCCCCTGGCAATGATGGTCGCTGCGGCGTTGGGTGTGCCGGTGACGATGCTGCTGGCCGACCCCGGCCAGACCGGCGCGCGGGCAACCGCGGAAACCCTGGACCAGCCGACCGAACTGGAGATGGCGCAACGCCAAACCCTGTGGTCGGAGTTCCTGCGCTCGATCCTCGACCATGTGATCGCCGAGTCGGTGCGCGCGCCGAAGGGCGCCCTCAAGGGCAGGATCACGCGGGATGAGAACGACCGGGAAACGGTGATCCTGGACGGGGACACCCCCGACACGATCGACATCACCTGGCCGGAGTTGGCGACGGTGGATCCGCTGTCGCTGGTGCAGGCGATCGTGCAGGCCGACTCGACCGGCACCGTCCGGCCCGAGGAGATCCTGCGGCTGCTTTTGACGGCGATGGGGGTGGCCAGAACCGATGAGCTGGTGGCCGCGCAGGTCGACGAGGACGGGAACTTCATCTGGCCGTCCGCGCCTACCAGTCTCGGGCAGACGGCCGCAGGGCTGGCCCGCACCGGGCAGGACCCCGCTACGGCCGGAACAGGGCCAATGTCGGGGGCCGACACCCCACCGGGGGACGGAACCACCGCCGACGGGAACCCGGACGGCGCCGTGACCCAGCCAGCGAGCACGTAGGTGCCGGTCACCGCCGCCACGCTTCAGGACTCGGCGCAACTACGCAACGACGTGGGCACCGAAGCCGACGGCACCACCCGGGACCTGACCGCCGCATGGGTGGCCGCCTGGGCGCTGCTAACCCCGCCGATGCTCGCTGCCGCAACTTCGGTCGCCGTGACGGCGGTACGTGCGGGACGCTGGCCGGGCCGGTGGGAACTGGCCCGCATCCCCGGCGTGCAGACGGTTCTCGCCGCCGCATCGGATGCGCTGGACCGGTTGGGGTTGCGCACCGCTACATCGGTGAAGGACGCCGCAGCGAGGGCTGTTGAGGCGACGGTACAGGGCGAGGCCCGGCTGATCGCCTCCCAACTACCCGCCGCGCAGCGCGCCGATGCAGCGGCCCGGGTCGCCGGCAAGATCCCGCCGCGCGCCGTGGATGTGATGGTCGCTCGCTGCGGGCAGCAGATCGAATCGGCCGCCCGCCCCCTGTCGGCGCAGGCCGGTGAGGCGATGCGCCGGGAACTGGTCCGCGGGGTGGCGTTGGGCGACGACCCGGAGACCGTGGCGAAGGCGATGGTGGACCGGGTACAGGGCGCCTTCGAGGGTGGCGGTCTCACCCGGGCGTTGATCATCTCGCGTACCGAGATCCTCGACTCGCACCGTGTCGCGGGGCAGTACGTGGACATGGCCAACGCCGACGTGCTCGCCGGGTGGCGCTGGTCGGCAAAGATCGACAGCCGGGTCTGTGCCTCATGCCTGTCGATGGATGGATCGCAGCACGCCCTGTCCGAGGCCGGTCCGATCGACCACCAGCAGGGCCGCTGTCAGCGGGTGCCCACCCTCAAGTCGTGGCGCGAACTGGGCCTCGGCGACGACGAACCACCCGACCAGTTCCCCGACGCACGTGCCTGGTTCGACGCCCAGTCCGAAGAGGTCCAGGTAGGCATCCTCGGCGCGGCCAGATTGGATCTTCTCCGCGCTGGCCGGATCACGTGGGACGACCTGGCCACCCGCCGCGAGTCCAGCGCATGGCGACCGTCCTACGTGCCGACGCCGCTGCGGGACCTGCAACGCCTCGCCAACCAGCGCTCCCGTCTCGCCGCCTGACCGAGAGAAGTCGTTGGGCCGCAAGGGTGTTGGCCGTCGGATGGCACATGTGTACGGCATAATGGGCACGTAAGGGCCCGGCGAGCGCTGGTGACGCTCCCGGGCTGTGGTCCGACTAGTTGGAGTCGAACATGCGGAAGCTTACGCCTACCGCACCGAGGCGAGGGACTTGCCGCCGCTGCGGTAGTGAGTTCGCGCGGAAGACGCAGGGCAGGCCGCCGGTCCACTGTTCCGTGCAGTGCAAGCGGGCCGAAATAACTGAGCGGCGCAGAGATCGGCTCCTAGCCGCTGGGCAGTGCGAGATAGCCGGATGTGACAGGTTCAAGCGTTCGACCAAGGGTCCGTGGTGCGAACGCCATTACATGCGCAACTACAGGCACGGAAGCCCAACGGTAACGATGGTTCGGAAACCCAGCGGCTCCTGCCATCATTGCGGCGTGGCCGTGCGTCGGAAGCAGATCTTCTGCGACGGCCTCTGTCGTCGCAGATCTCGGATGGGCGTCCCTGGCCGCATCCTCTCGTGCGTAATGTGCGATGCCCCTTTAGGTGAAGAGTTCACGCTGGGGTCCATGTACTGCTCGATGAGGTGCAAGGGCATCGCCCGCCGCGCCTGGACGTACGGCCTTTCTGTGCCGGAGTTCAGGAAGATGCTCGACGAGGCAAACGGCTGCGAAGCCTGCGGAAGCACCGAAGCCTACCTTGTAGTCGACCACTGCCATGCTGGTGGACAGGTCCGAGGACTCCTATGTCCTCAATGCAATGTTGGGATCGGGATGTTCGCGGACAGTCCTGAGCGGCTACTCGCCGCTGTCGACTATCTGCGCCGGAAGGCCGATCGTCCCAGCGTGCAGGCACTGCAACAGCAGCAAGGGCGCTCGCCCTGCGCTGACTCATCAGGCCCTGCTCTTCTGACCCCCGATCTAGCCGCCTAGCGGTCACCCACCTGAGCCCCGACACAAGCCCGTGTCGGGGCTCTTTCACGTCCGAGGGAGCCGCTGTCGTGTCGAACCGCCGTAAGCTGCGCCGCCCCGGCTGGGGTGCCGTGGTGCCCCCCGGCAAGGCGTTCCCGGTTCCGGTGCAACTGCGCGAGTCGGCGGCCACCGTCGAGCGGGTTGCCATCGCCGAGGCCACCATGGGCAGCCTCACGCCGGCCGGTGGGCGACGGTACCGGGCGCGGCTGATCGAAGGGGACCGGTGGGGGACGTCGGGTTACTGGCCAGCGAAGGTGCTCGAGCGGGATGGCCCTACGGCCTGGCCCGCGGGGACCACGCAGGTCTTTCTGGATCACCCGTCGATCGCCGAGTCTGCGGACCGGCCAGAGCGGTCCGTCCGCGACCTCGCCGGCCGCGTCGTGTCCACCCCCGTCTACGAGGGTGATGGCCTGTACGCCGACATCGAAGTCTTCCCCCACGCCGTGCCGTTGGTGGAGGCGCTGGCCGATGCGGTCGGCCTGTCGGTGCGCGGCGACGGGTCCGGCACGGTCGGGAAGGTCGGCGACCGGTCGGGGATCGTCATCGAGTCCATCGACCGCGGTTACTCCGTGGATTTCGTGACGAAGGCCGGCGCCGGCGGGAAGCTCGTCTCCCTGGTGGAGGCGGCCCGCGAGGGTGGGGTGCAGATCCGGGAGGCGCGCAACATCGGCGCCTGGATCGAAGCCCAACTGCACAGCGCGCTGACCGACATCGCGGACCAGATGTACGGCAACGGCCAGTTGACCCGCGATGAGCGGATCACCCTGTCCAACGCGGTCGGCGACGCCTTGCAGGCGTGGACGGCCCGGGTCGAGAAAGATGCAGGTCAGCTCTTCACCAGGGATCTCTACGATGGCCCGCCCGAGGACGGCACGGCCGTGTCCGAGGCCGCTCTGTCGCTGAGTGAGGTCAGCGACACCCCGTGGTCGCAATTCTCGGCCTCGGATTACACCCCGGAGCAGTACCGGCGGGCATGCCTGCTCGACACCGGGCAGGGCTCCCCGGATTCGAAAGACCGCTACAAGCTACCCGTCAAGCAGCCCGACGGCACCGTCAACCGCAACGGGGTGCACGCAGCTGCGTCGGCGCTGGCCGGTGGCCGGGGCGGGGTGAACGCGTCTGCGGATGCGAAGAAGGCCGCCGCCCGCAAACTGGTCGGCCTGTACCGGTCCCAGTTGAAAGAAGACCCGCCGCCGTCGCTGCTGCGGATGGCTGGCATGGGCGAGGCCGCTGTGCCGGCCTGTACCGGTGCCGGACTTGTCGAGGCCGACGAGCCGATGACCGAACCCCCTCCCCTCACTGATGTCACGGGCGGCGCCCCGCCGGCCGAACCCAACCCACCCGAGAAGGAGTCCAGCGTGTCTGGAACCAACACCGGCCCGGCGCCGGGTGCGGCGGGGGCAACCGAGGCCACCGCCGTGGTGCCGGCCGCTGTCACCGAAGCCGAGCAGGCTCGCGTGAAGGCCGAGCAGGAACGCGACACCGCTGTGCGGGAGGCGCAGGAGATGCGCCAGTCGCTGGCCCGGCTGACCGCCGTGGAGGCGGCCCGGCCGATCGCGTCGAGCATCCTTTCCGAGTCCAACCTTCCGTTGGCCGCCCGGGACCGGGTGTTGGCCGCGGCGGTGCGGGATGTGCCGCTCGCGGAGGCCGACGAGTTGCGCGACGGGGCGGCGGTGAAGGTGCTGCGCCTCGACGAGGCGACGTTCCGCACCGCGGTCGCCGAGGCGGCGAAGGCGGAGGAAACCTACGTGGCGTCGCTGCGGGAGGCCGCCGGGGACGGCCGGGTAACCGGAGTGGGCGCCGGCCTGGGCGCCGGCACCGCTGGCCCGGACGCGACGAAGCAGTTCGAGACCAGCCTCGCCGAGTCGTTCAAACGTCTTGGGATGAGCAGCGATGCGGCGCTCGTCGCGGCGGGAGGTCGTCGCTGATGTCAGCCAACATGGTCGTCAAGTGGACCAAGACGCGTTCCTTCGCCTGCTCCGACCCGGCCACCCCCAACTCGGGGGATCCGGTCATCAACGGGCAGTGCCCCGGGGTGGCGTTGACCACCGAGGACGCCGCCGGCAACACCACCGTCGCGTTGGACGGCGACTTCAACCTGTCGGTGAAGGGTATCGACTCGGCCGGTAACTCGGCTGTCGCCGACGGCGACATCATCTACTACCAGACCGGCGACACCCCGAAACTGTCGAAGAAGGCCACCGGCGGGGTCCGGTTCGGCTACGCCCGCGCCGCTGTCACTTCCGCCGCAACGGCCACGATCCGAGTCCAGGTGGGGTTCTGACATGACGACTGCAACCCTGCCCGGCATCGGTACCGGCCTGAACCGGCTGGCCACGTTCGAGGGCGGCACCGACGACGCTGCCACCGAACGCATCTTCGCCGGGGAAGGCCGGCGCGTTCAGCGCCGGCAGGACCCCGCCTACCAGCGGGGCCTGTCGGAGGTCATGCGGATGTACGAGTCGGTCATGTCCGGCTCCCGCCGGGCCGCCCTGGACTTCCAGGAGGCGTTGACCCGCTCCGACTTCTCCTACCTGTTCGCCGACGTCATTGACCGGCAGCTGCTCGCCGCGTACGCGACGATGCCGATCCAGTGGGACGCCTGGGCGAAGCGGGGGCGGGTCCGGGACTTCCGCCTGGTGCGCCGGTTCACCCTGGACGGCGGCAAGGCGCTGCTGGCCAAGGTGAAGGAACTCGCCCCGTACACCGCCCGCCCGGTGGCCGACGGCAAGTACGAGTACTCGGTGGACAAGTACGGCGCCGAGATCGACATCTCGTGGGAGTCGATCGTCAACGACGACCTGGGCGCGTTCACCGAACTGCCGCAGGCCCTCGCGTTGGCGGCGCGGCGCACCGAGGAGCAGTTCGCCACCGCCCTGTTCGCATCGAGTACCGGACCCAACGCGACGTTCTTCTCCAGTGGCAACAAGAACATCGTCACCG